ACGCTTTCGGTAGACCTTCTGAGGTATCTCGTGATGAAGTTAAGTTCCAGAAGTTTATTAATAAACTACGAAAGCGCTTCTCTTTCCTTCTTCTTGATACATTAAGAGTTCAACTTATCCTTAAAGGTATTCTTAAGCAGTCTGAGTGGGAAACAATTGAAGAAGATATTTTAATTGACTACATTGAAGATAACTATTTCAGTGAGTTGAAAGAATCCGAAATTATTAAAGAGCGAGTGGAAACACTAAACCTAATGAATGAATTCGTTGGTAAGTATTATTCAAGAGCTTGGATTCGTAAGAATATTCTTCGTCAAAGCGAAGAAGACATTAAAGAAATTGACAAAGAAATTGAAGAAGAAGGAAGCGACGAAGAACTCGACCTTGACGTTTAGAAATACTAATTATTATAAATATTAATACTTATGGAATACACACAAAAGATTTTCTCTGCTCTAGTTAATAATAACGAAGAAGCAGCCCATGAAGCATTTGAGAATGCAATTTCTGCTAAACTCCAAACTGCTCTTGATGTTAAGAAGGTTGCAGTAGCTTCACAGTTATTCAATAAAGAAGAAGAATGAAGTTAATTACAGAAACATTAGATTCTCAGCTTGACTATCTCGTTGAAAAAGACGAGAAAGGAAATAAGAACCTCTATCTTGAGGGTATCTTCATGCAGGCTGAGCAGCAAAATCGTAATAAAAGAATTTATCCTAAAACTGTACTTGCAGAAGCATGTAACAAGTACATTAAGGAACAGGTTGAAACAGGACGAGCGGTTGGTGAGTTGAATCACCCCGATGGTCCGTCGATCAACCTTGATAAAGTTTCACACAGAATTACCGAACTAAGATGGGACGGTAATAATGTTGTTGGAAAGGCACTCATACTGAATACACCGATGGGTAATATTGTGAAAGGACTTATGGAAGGTGGCTGTAAGTTGGGTGTCTCAAGTCGTGGTATGGGAACTGTTGAAAATAAGAATAACAAGACCTACGTTAGAGAAGATTTTATGCTCTCTACTGTAGATATTGTACAAGACCCGTCAGCTCCAGAAGCATTCGTTAACGGAATTATGGAAGGTGTTGATTGGATTTACGAGAATGGTGTTCTTAAACCTCAGCAAATTGAAGATTATGAGACAGAAATTCGAAAGGCAACTAAGTCTGAGCTTGCAGAAGCTCAACTAAGAGTCTTTAGTGATTTCCTCTCCAAACTCTAATCATTAATAAAATATAAGTATGTCAAAAGAAAATACAGAAGAATACGTTGTAGAAGACGTTACTGAAGACCAGCTTATTGCTAATGAAGAGCTTGAACAGGATTTACCTGAAGTCTCTGAACAGCAAGAAGTAGAATTGTCATTCTCTGATTCAATTAAGTCAATTCTTCTTGGCGAAGAAAAAGACGAAGACGAGGAAGAAGACGAAGAAGACGAAGAAGACGAAGAAGACATGGAAGAATCGGCTGACTCTGACGAAGAGGACGAGGAAGACGAGGAAGAAATGGAAGAAGAAGCTACTTCAGTCGCTCATGATGATGAAAAAGCTGATGCTGAAACAGTAAAGAACATCAAGAAGTCAGTTCCTGGTAAAGCTCCAGAACCTAAGGGTAAGGGCGCAGGAAAGACTAAGAAAGAAGCTGTTGATGGTGAGAAGATTGCTAATCAAGCTGCTAAGGTAGCTGAAGCACTCGATCTTCTTATGGCAAATGAATCTTCACTCAGTGAGGACTTCAAGTCACAAGCATCAACTCTTTTCGAAGCAGCAATTGCTGAGAAGAGTGTTCAGATTCAAGAGAAGCTTGAAGAAAAGTATAATCAAGAGTTGAACGAAGAAGTTGAAACTATTCGTGAAAGCTTGATTAACAAGATTGATAGCTATCTTGAATATGTGGTTGAAAGCTGGATTGAGGAAAATACTCAACAAGTTGAAAGCACACTTCGTTCAGAAATCGCTGAGAACTTCATCGCATCATTGAAGGATGTATTCGTTGAGAATTACATCGATGTACCAGCTGAAAAGCGTGATCTTGTCGAAGAGCTAAATGACTTAGCTGAAGAAACAGGTGATCAACTTGCGAATGCTGAAGTTGAAATCGCGGGTCTTAAAGAACAAATCGAAACCTATGAAAGAGAAGAAGTTTTCAATTCTCTTACAGAGGACCTTTCTGATGCTGAACGCTGCAAATTCAAATCAATCGTTGAAGATGTAGAATATGGTAACAAGGAAAGCTTCGCAAAGAAGGTTGAGGTTATTAAGGGTTCATTATTTGAATCTCTTAGCACACAAAAAGATTCAACTGTAGTAGAAGATGCTACAGATGATTCAGAAACAGAAATCATCGTAGAGGGTGAAACTAAGGTAGATGAAAACTCGAAGCTTTCTGCTTCAATGAGACACTACGTAGATGCTCTCAACAAGTAATCATATCACAAAACAACATTAATAGAAAGTTATAAAAATGTTTAACGCAGACAAAGAAATTAAGAAGTGGGCACCTGTTCTTGAACACAAGGACGCTCCTGCTTTCCAAGACGAATATCGTAAGGCTACTACAGCTAAGCTTCTTGAAAATACAGAGAAGGCAATTGCTGAAGAAAGAGCACAGAGTTCTTTCCTTACTGAAACAAGT